ATCGCTCCATTCTTTTAAGTGTGCCCATAAATCTTTTATTAAGTTCATGTTACCTCCTATTTTTTCTTCATTTTCATCGAACCACCTTTACTTAGGCGTTTCGTTTTCCCACCTTTTTTCAGCATATTGACCTTTTGTCCAGTGTTTTTTGCATGCAACTGAGCACTTCTAACACCGGCTGATGTGTATGGAAATTTTTGGCTTCCTACTTTTGGCATGTTTCCTCCTTAATGTATCGTCGGCTTGGGATAATCCGTACCAAACTCTTTAATCATTTCTTCTGTTGCCATAATACTATCAGCAACAGCTTCAAACATTTGTATTGTATCTGCCGGTCCTAATGACTCTATATACATATTACGAGTAACTGCCATTAGCGCTGAACAAACTAGCATATGATCTTCCATATCGTTAATTTCGCTTCTAGCAGCATCCTCAATTCTTTGCATAGCTTCACTTATTTTTGTTAGTCTTTGCTTCATTTCTTTTGGCATTTTCCCTCGCTATCCTTTCTGCAGATTGATCTTTCATTGCTTCACGCGCTGAAATCATATTTTCTTTTAAAATTGACATTGCGTCTACGTTTTCCTGCTTTTCAGCATCTGCCGCAACTTTCATCAATTCTAAACTTGTATCTGCTTCTAGTTTATCTCGTTCTAGATCCATCTTTTCTGAATCCATTGCAATATCTTTAGCTAGTCTAGCTTGTGTTTCCATAGCTTTCAAGTCAATTTCTTGTTGCTTTAATCTTACTAATGGATCTTGAGGCTCTTTACTCATACGAGCTTCTTCCTCTTTAGCTAATCCTGCAGTTAACTGCGCTTCAATCTGTGCTTGTTTAGCAGCCATCTGGTTTACTACCTGTGCTTGCTGTTGCTCAACTTGTTGCATCATCTGAGGATTTTGTTGTGCCTGTTGCATTGCTTGCTGCAATTGTTGTAATTGCTCACCAAACTCTTGTTGAACTTGCTCACCAGCCATCAAAGCAATATGCTCTGACATATGTGCTTGTAATGCAGAATAAACTTGTGGGTTAATTTGAACCATTCTTGTAAACATAAATTCCTGGTGTGCTGCAATATGTGCTGGATGGTCTTGCATAGGAAAAGCCTTAGGTGGTTGTCCTTTCATTACCATTCCGTTTTCAGTAGCTGGACCAGTTGGTTCAGGCATATCTGGATTAGGTTTTAATATTGCATCAATATTATCAACACCCATGGCTGCATACATTCTTCTATACGCTTCACGTAAATCATGCATCTGTGGATTAGAACTTGCTAACTGTAATTGTTGTTGCGCAAGTGTAATACGTTGTGCCATGGAGAATATGTTTGGATCTGAAATAGGTAAGATATCAACACGATCATCAAAATCTTGTTGTTTAATCATTCTATTGCCACCAATAACTTGGTAAGGATATTCCGGTGGTAGATACAATTGGAATACTCTTGCAAGTAAATTAAACTCTTCTTTTTGTCCGTAGTGCAATCGCTTGTGAATAGCACTCATCACTTTAGTTCCACGCTCAAGTAATGCTAAAGTTGTTCCTACAGGGTTTTGTTCATTACCTTCACCCATTTTCATATCAGCTATGGCAGCAAATGATTTACCTGCATCAACTGCAAAACCTAATAACGCAAACAACGTTTGTGATGGTTCTTTAAATGGAAGTGGTAATAATGATTCCCTAATAGAATTACCTGTTACATCTACATCTCTAAATTCACCTGGTTGTAAAGGTTCATCATGGTCACGTATACGCATACCACGTGCTTTAAAACCTGCTGGAAGATTGGCAAGAGTACCTGCATCAATTAACTGCCGCAAAACACTTGTTGCAGTTCTTGACAATCCACCTAGCATATGAATCAGGCCAAAGCCATAAAAGCCTAATCCAGGGAGGAATTTAAAATGTACAAAATAAGAAATCTTTTTCATAAACTGGTCTTGTTGATTCCAGTTTCTTCGTATGGATAAAATAGTTTGTGAGTATTTATCTATAGTAACAATATAAGGAAGTTTAATTCCTTTAGGATCTTCAAATCCTGGTACATCTGCATTTACATGCATTTCTAAAATTTCATGTTCATCGTCATCATTAGCAAATTCTTTTTGAACTCCTTCTAGTTCATTGACTTTTTCTCTTACTTCAGAAGGATCTACTTCACCACTTGGTAATTCAATATCTTTATAAAATCCTGAAACTTGAAGTTTACGCACTTCATTGTTTGTCATTTTAATACAATGCGTAATTCTTTCAGCACTCTCTAGATCTGTTGCCATGTAGTTAACAACACAATCTTCACTTGTTACAAATTTAGAAACAGCTCTTTGTAGAATTGGATCATAATAAACTTTTTTAAATGC